GCGCGGATCCTCGCGGACTACCAGGAGAAAGTCGACGCCGACGCTTTCGACGATGCTTACGGCGCGCGCGATCGCGTCGCCTGGCGGTTGGCGAGAGAACCGCGGGAGGGCCGCTCAAAATGATCATGCGAACTCCACATCTCACCACCGGCTATGACCCGACGTTAACGGCGCAAATCGCCAAGACGCGACCAGGCATGGCGCACTGGGCGGCGAGCGGCCCGTTCGGTCGCACCTGCGGCGACTGTGATCACCTTGGGTACTGGCGAAAAGTTCAGAACGCGGCCGGCAATATCGTCTCGACAAGGCGATGCCGCGGTTGCGCAAAATTTTTCGCACTCACCGGCCGGCACGGCCCGGTCGTGCCCAAGTGTCGCTACTTCGCCCCGCGAGACGACGACGCACATCGAGGCGGTAAAGCCATATGAACACGAGGAAGCTCAAAATCATTTCTGCCGACGAAAGGCTCAGCGCGCGGCGAGGCGCGAAGCTCGTCATCGCCGGCCCGACCGGCGTGGGGAAAACATCGCTCGTGCGCACGATCGACGACCCGAACCGCCTGCTGTTTCTTGATTCAGAGTCCGGAGATTTATCGATCCAAGATGTGCCGGTTGCCACGATCCGGATCGATGATTGGCAGGTCGCACGCGATGTCGCCTGTCGCATTTGCGGCCCCAACCCGTCGTTTGGGCCGCTCAGCTGCTATTCACAAGCGCATTACAACGCGATCGGGGGACCGCTCGAAAATCTCGATCAGTACGAACTGATCTTTATCGACTCCATTACCGAGGTGAGCCGGTTGTGTTTTCGCCACGCTGAGCAGCAGCCCGAGGCGCGGTCGGAGCGTACAGGTGCAAAAGATTTGCGCGGTGCTTACGGATTGCACGCGCGCGAACTCACGCTCTGGCTCAACCAGTTCCGGCACGCGCGAGCGAAGCACGTCGTTTTCATCGGCATCCTCGAAAGGGTGTTCGACGAATTCAATCGCCCGCTCGGGTTTCAGGTGCAAATGGAAGGCGCCAAAGTGCCGCGCGAGATCGGCGGCATCGTCGATGAATTCATCGTGATGGACTGGATCGATTTCGGTGACGGCAAGCCGACGCGTGCATTTATCTGCAATCAACCGAATAAGTGGGGCTTTCCGGCCAAAGACCGTAGCGGCCGGCTCAATCAGATCGAAGAGCCGCATCTCGGCAAGCTGCTCGCGAAATTAGTCAATCATCACGACACTTCACCCTCGGGCAAACCTTAGGAGATGGCCATGCCCTATGACCACTCAGATGCACCACCACCGCGCGGGTTTGATCCAATCCCACCCGGTACGACCGCTATCGTCGTCGTCCGCGTTCGTCCCAGCGGTGTCGAATACACCATCGTCGGCGGGCCGTACGCGGGCCGCTGTTTCACCCTCGGGCAACCTTAAAGGAGGTACCTATGCCCCCCTTTGACTACTCAGACGCTCCAGAGCCGGGATACGATCTTATTCCGGCCGGCACGATTGCAAGTGTCGTCATGCGCATTCGTCCCGGCGGTGTCGGTGAGGACGGACAACTCACGCGCTCCAAGGAGGGCGACTGTGAGATGCTCGTTATTGAATACACTGTCGCCGATGGAGAGTACGCGCGCCGCAAGATCTTCGAGAATCAGATCATCGACGGCATGAAGCAGGGCCATCGGGACATGGCCCAGCACTGGTACGGTGTACGAAAGAAAATCCTCGAAAGCGCGCGCAACATCAAGAAGGCCGATAGGAAGGCGCTTAGTCCGCAGGAACTTGCCGCCCATCTCGCCGCCTACAAGGCCGATCTGAAGGACTTCGATGGCCTGACCTTCATCGCGAAGATCGGGATCGAGAAGGGCAAGCCGCGCAAGGAGGGTGGGAATTACGACGACCGCAACATCATCGCCGCGGTGATCACGCCGGATCAGGCGGATTACCGCCCGGTCGTGCAGACACCACCGTTCAACGGCGGTGGTGCTGGCGGTGGTGCTACTCCGCCCGCGCCTTCCGGACCATCCTCGCCCTCGGACCCACCGATCGAACCACCACCGTGGGCGCGATGACGATGGCAAAGCTTCGCACCATCGGAACAGTGTCGCTTGCCACGCTCGAAGACCAGTGGCAGCGCGACGCCACAGCCGCGGCCATCGCGGGTGCGCGTGGGGTCATCAGAAACGGTGGCCCCATTCCACCCAACACGCCGATTGGGCGACTGAACGATCCCGAGTGGGGATGGCTCACCGCCGCAATCCTATTCGGCTGGATTGCGAGCCGTGCGCGGCAGGCAACCGCAGAACAGATCGATACCGAGCAAGCCATTCGCATGACCGGGCTCGACCCCGAGCCATGGGACGCAGGTGCGGTGATGGCGATCCTGCCTGATCTCGCTAAAGCCTCGCCCGGCATCGACTGGACGCAACCGCTCACGAAGTGGTCACGCGAGGAGATGGCCGAATTCCTGATTACGGCCATGCGACTGATCCGCAAAGCCATGATCGCGCGTGATCTCAGCGAGAAAGGCATCACCCGGCAATCGAGCACCAGCACGATTGCGCGCCAGACCAATGCAGCGGCCGGCGGGCCGTTGATTGCGCCCGGTGATCCCGACGACGAGATCGATATCTGACGGATGGGGGCTTGCTGTGGTAGCGCACGATTATTCCGCAGACGATCTCGCGACATTATCGATCAACGTCGCCCTCAACGACGCGATCGAGCGCGCAGCAAGCACCGCAGCCGAACTACCGCGCCCGTATCTGGGCGCGTCGATCGCCGGCTCCGAATGCTTGCGCCGCGTCCAATATGATTGGTGGTGTGCCCCGCTGCTTTCCGCCCGCGTACGGGAAATCTTCGCACGCGGGCACTACTTCGAAGCGCGCATGCTCAAGCAGCTGCTCGCGGCGGGTTTCAAGTTCGCGCCACCATCAGCGTGCGCCTTCTCCGCTGTGAACGGCGCGTTCCGCGGTCATGTCGATGGCGTCATCATCGCTGGCCCCAATCCCCTCGATGGCGTCTATTTCAATTACCCGTTTATCTGGGAATGCAAGGCACTGAACGCGAAGAACTGGCGCGCGCTCGGACGCGACGGCTTGGAAAAGACCTTTGCGCGTTACCTCGTGCAAGTTCTTTGTATCAGGCCTATCTCGATCTGACCAACCCGGCGCTATTCAGCGCGATCAACGTCGATACCTGCGAACAGCTGCATTTCTGGGTGCCGTTCGATGCCGAGCGCGCGCAGATGTGGAGCGATCGCGTCGCCAACATTATCGCCGCAACACGCGCCGGTGAATTGCTGGACCGTGCCTACGACGATCCGGACGACTGGCGCTGCCGCGTATGCCCGCACAAGGAGCGATGCTGGCGATGACGCCCAAACACAAGACAGCGCGCGAAGAGAAGATCGCTTTAGCGCTCCGGCTTTTGGATTCGGACAAAGTCGGCGAGGTCGTCGCTGCGGTACTCGCCCTGAAGCGTCTGCTGCAGTCCTTGGGAACCGATCTTGATGGCCTAGCCAGCGGCTTCGAGAAGATCCTCAGCAGCAATGGCAACGGCGCCATCACTCAGGCCGAAATGAACAAGGCCATCAGCGACGCCTACGCCGCGGGCGTGCAGGACGCCGAGAACAAATTCCACGGCGCAGACGATTTTCACAGCACCGACGGCAAGCCGAACTGGGGGGCGGTCGCGCTGTTCCTGCAGCGTAACAAGCACCGGCTCGACGCAAAGCATCACACGTTTGTCGACGACATGGCCAGGGGGCGCGAACCGACTGAGAGGCAGCACAAATATTACAAACTCGGCGGGAAAATCACATGAGCGCGCAGGTCGACGAGGCAACGGTTCGGCAATTCATCGAGCTTATCAGCGAGCACGTGCGGGCGACGACCAACGGTGCTGGGCAGCCCGGCGTGCTGCAGATTTATCGGCTCAATCCGATCGATGAAAGCACCGTGCCTAGCCGCTTCCTACTCGACGACGTCGACAACATGGTCAAGACCGCGGTCGGGGACGCAATCAACGGCTTCAACATCTATATCGAGGCGCGCACGGTGCGCCCTGATTTGCGCGGCAATCAACGCGGCGCGTTTGAGGATACCGCCTGGGTGTTCGGACTGGTCGCCGACTGTGACGCGGACAAGAACAAGGGGGGCAACATCAAGGTCCGGCCGAGCCTGGTGATCGAGACCTCGCCAGGGAATTTCCATTACTGGTACCTGTTCACGCGCGCCATTCCGGCGGCGAAGGCCAGACCGATCGGCGAAGCTATACGGGCGAACTCCGGCACCGACCAGGACACCGGGGTGATCACGCAAGGTTACCGTGTGGCAGGGACGCCGAACTATCCCACCACCGCGAAGCAGGCGCGTGGGCGCACCACGATCGAATCGACGCGCATATCCGAGCAGACCGGCCGGCTGTGGGACCCGGACGAACTGCTCGACGCATTCCGGCCGGCCGCCGCCTCGTCGGCGTCGACTTCCACTGCGTCCACCGCTCCACCTCCCGACGACGAGGCGACCTTGCCGGACGATCTGCTGAAGGACATCCGCGAGGGCGGTGTCGGCAAGAAGAACGACAAGACCCGCTCCGCGCTGTTTCAATCCGTTGTCGACCAGCTCAAGCGCCGACACTGGACGGTCAAGAGCATTGTCAGGCTGTTCGAGAAGTATCCGAACGGGGTCGGCGCCAAATACCAGAAACGCCTGCGTAAGGAAGTGGAACGCTCCTACGGCAAGGCTGCAGTTCCCGGCGCAGCCGTATCTGCGGGCGTCGCATCTGCGGGCGCAGCTGCATCTGCTGCTGCATCTGCGGGGACCGCCACACAGGCGACCGCAGCGCCGCAGCACGTGCTGCCGACGATCCGGCTTGTGAGTGGCCAGCTGCCGCGCGCCGTCAAGGAAACCGAGCGCGCGCTGCTCGCTTCCGGCACGCCGATCTTCTCGCGCGCCAACACGCTGGTGTATCCGGCCGCCGAAGCCATGACCGCGTCCGACGGACGCAAGACCGTCACGGCGCGACTAGGTGTCTTCAGCACGGATTCGTTCATCGAGCCGGTAGCTGAGGCCGGCATATTCCAGCGCTTCGACGGCCGGCGCAGCCGCTGGGTCGATATCGATCCGCCGCTGCAGCTGGTGCGCATGGTGCTGTCGCGCGATCGGCGTTGGGCCTTCCCGCGCATCGGCGGCATCATCACCACGCCGACGCTGCGCTGTAACGGATCGCTGCTGGCGACTCCAGGATATGATCCGCGCTCGGAGCTTTATTTGCTGCCCGGCTTGCAGCTGCCGCCGATCGCCGAGTATCCAACGCGGGCTGAAGGCGAACTGTCGCTCAAACTGCTGAGGGACCTGGTTTCGGAGTTCTCGTTCGGGCGCAAGGATCTTGATCGCTCCGTTGCGCTGTCCGCTCTGCTGACGGCGCAGCTGCGTGGATCATTGCCGACGGCGCCAGTCCATCTCGTCAACGCCGACACCCCCGGCACCGGCAAAAGCTATCTGATCGATGTCATCGCCATGATCGTGAGCGGTCGGCTATGCCCCGTGATCACGGCTTCCAAGAGCATCGAGGAGACAGAGAAGCGGCTCGGGTCGATCCTCCTGGGCGGCGTGCCGATGATCTCGCTCGACAACTGCACGCACGATCTTGGCGGCGAATTCCTGTGCCAGCTTGCCGAGCGCTCGGTGGTTAAGATCAGGATATTGGGCCGCAGTGAGATGCCTGATTGTGAGTGCCACACCGCGGTATTCGCCACCGGCAATAACGTCACGTTCAAGGGCGACATGATCCGCCGCGGGCTCGTGTGTGGTCTCGAAGCCCTCGACGAGCGCCCGGAACTGCGCGTCTTCAAGCAGGACGCGCTCGAAGTCGCAGCCGCCAATCGGGGCGCCTACGTGGCGGCCGTGCTGACCATCGTGCGCGCCTATTTCGCCGCCGGGGCGCCGCCGGTATGCGGGCCGTTCGGAAGCTATACCGCCTGGTCGCGAATGGTTCGCAGCCCGCTGGTGTGGCTGGGTGAGCCGGACCCGATCAAGAGCATGGAGACTGTTCGCGAGGAGGATTGGGACCTCGCCAACCTCCGCGAACTGTTCGAGCTATGGCTAGCTTACGATCTCGGGCTCGGTACGGAATACACGACCGCAGACCTCGTCGAGACCACCTGTCGCCCGCCCGCTCCCAACGATTACGCTCCGCAATCCTTCAAGCAGCTGCTGCTGCGCGTGGCCGCCAACAAGAACGCCCCGGATACCGTATCGCCGGATCGCGTGGGATGGTGGCTGCGCCGCATCAGTGGACGCGTGGTGAGCATCGCTGACGCGGACGGGAAAATGCATCGCTATCGACTGGTGAAAGGGGGCGGGACGCGAGGACGATCCTGTTTCCGGTTAATGGAAATCTGACCCGACAGCTTCGACGACATCGACGACTTGCTTCTATGCGCTCTATATAACTTACATTCTCCCCCTATCGAGTCGCGCGTAGGTAAGAGAAAAAATCGTCGAAGTCGTCAAAGGCGCACCCCAAGGAGAACCAAAGGAGGGCCAAAATGACCAATAATCCTAATCACGGCACGCTTCGTTCGCGAAATTCGACCGATCCTGTCGCTAGTCGCAGCGAAACCGATGCCTATCTCGCCAGCCTCCGGGAGAAACGCCAGTCTGTCTCCGGTACGGGACGGCTGATCTTCGCCCTCGATGCTACCGCTAGCCGACACCCGACTTGGAGATGGCTTGTCAGCTGCAGGCGCAGATGTTCGAGGAGGTCAAGACGATCGGCGGGCTCTCGGTCCAGCTGGTCTACTACCGCGGTCTTGAGGAATGCCGAGCATCCAAGTGGATTTCGCGGCCAGATCATCTCTCCGGGCTGATGGAAAAGATCGACTGCCGGATGGGGCATACTCAGATCGAGAAGGTTCTTGGCCACGCCAGAAAGGAAACCAGGTTGCTCAAGGTCAGCGCCCTGACTTTCGTCGGTGATGCCATGGAGGAAAACCCCGACAAGCTCGCCCACGAAGCCGGCGAACTCGGACGCCTTGGCGTGCCCGTGTTTCTGTTCCAGGAAGGCAGCGATCGAGAGGTCGAGCAAACGTTCCGCGAGATCGCGCGCCTGACCCATGGCGCCTATTGTCGCTTCGATCCCGGAGCGGCCCGACAGTTGGCCGAGCTTCTACGCGCGGTCGCAGTCTTCGCTACCGGCGGACTGACAGCGCTCGCCGACCAGCACAATGCCAGCGCGGTCAAGCTCCTGAGCCAGCTGAGGTAAAAGGCGGAGCTTATATCGAAATCGTAGCGCGGGAATAAAGGTTGCTTTCACCCCAATGGTCGCGGCTTTCGGAACAGGCGGCACTCGGGGAAAACGGAAATGGCAGGACCGCCAGTTTCTGGAAAACCA